GCTAGCTGATTAGCACGAATTTTTCCTACCGGAGTTCCGCAGGATCCCCAGCCATTTTCCTCAGCGTACTTAAGTGCGCGCTTGGCGTTGTTAGTCGCGCTCTCTGGATAGTCATTAAACGATTCAGCAAAAGCGCCACCGGCTAGAATAGCCTGATAGACTTCGATTGCTTTCTCTTCAGTATCGTAGATGCAAGCACCTGATCCTATTCTGTATTTTGAATTACTGCATTTAATGACCGGCATATTATTCGATTAGTTTACTATAAATAGCGAAGCGCTGAGTATTAATTTTAAAAATATCGTAATGCTCTCGGACATACTCCCCATTACGATAGCCAAAGTCATCGCGCATCTGCTTACTGAATGCCATTCGTTTAATGTCACGCTCCCAGTTATCCACTTCGAAGATCGTCGGAATGTCATCATAAGGTGCGCGCTTGTAGGTTAGGATAGGAATGTTCTTCGCCCCTGCTTCTAGTGCCTTTAGGTTTGATTTAAGTCTGTTGAATTTGTTATCCAATAATGGAACCAAAAGCATGTCAGCCTCAAGGTAGAAATTCATGTAAAGATCCACCGGCAAGGATTCAATGATTTTATATTCAAGCTTCTCATTAGCAGTGTATAGATTTCCCATCTGATTCCAGTGCCATTTATTAAACTCATTCCAACCGCACAGAAGCATCCTAGTATTTTCTCTAAATACCCTAGACTTTGCTAGCTCCTCAATCGGTCTCTTTAATTGCTGAATGTCTGGATAGTGAGTGATCGATCCGGTGTGAGCTATTGTCACTCTGTCATTCTCCTTCTTGATTGCTGTGAATTGGTCCTTGTCAAATGGCAGGCCGTTAGGCAGGATTTCACAGTTTTTATTAATTTGGATTATTTCTAAATAAAGTCGATTGTGTGTCGTGGTTACTAGGTCAGCGTATCGGATGTAATCCTTTATAATCCTAGTGATCCCAAGGCGTCTATAGGTTGCAGCGCTTAGGTGCTTATCGAATAGACTCCAATAATCGTCAATGTCTACCACCAATTTAAAGCCAAACTTCTGGCGCCATTCTAGAAGCTGAAGCAAAGGCGTGGATTCTAGGAACCGATTAACCACTACCACATTAAAATTCTTTTCTTTCAATAGGTCCTCTGTAATCGTGTCAGTGATCAGGCAGTATTCCTTTTCCATGATCGACAAAGGAAGCGCCAGTCTGTGGTAGGTTACGCCACTATTTTGACTTCCTACCGCGAGGATTCTTAGCTTGGATTTTGTCATTTGTTTGGTTAGTTTGGTTTACTGCCTCCGCTTGCTTAGCTGAGATGACATTCTCATAGTGATGCTTTAATCTCTTAAGCATATCAAAGACACAAGCGCCACAGAAAGCGTTTAAGTGAAATCCAGCGTCTAGTGATCTCTGATATATTCGTGTGTACTCATCAAGTATTCCGTGCTCCAAATTTCTAGTATAACCTAGTGCTACTGTTTCGAAGTTGATGATATTGTCTTGGATGAATTTGATATCTTGGTCTGTCATTATAATTTCATTAATAGTCTGTAAATAATGGCGCACTTCACACCTGCCCCGAACGTGATAGCTATAACCTCACAGAGTTCCACTGGCGCCCAGATCAATGCTAGCGCAGTCCAGAATCCTAGACATGGCGCGCAGTTGAATGGCTTAAAGTTTAGGCTGAGGCTGTGGTGCAGATTGTTCATCTGGAAGAACGTGACAAAAGCGACAGAGGCTAATAGCTGTATCATTAGTCCATCCATTTGCCATGATTGAACAAATGCCAGGTTCTATGTTTTAGAACCTCAATAATTAAGGAGAACAAAGAATCTGCTTCGTACTCTCCAGCTTCTACGATTAACTTCATACGATTTCAATTTTGTAGAGGGCTTCTTGCACCTCCAGGTGATAGCACTTATCGTCCATCCTTTGGTGATATTCGATAAACTTTGTACAGATATACAGAGCGCACTCTCGCGCCATTAGTTTTGATCCGGTAAAGTAAAGGCAATTATTAAATAAATCCTTTGCAAATTCGTCAGGCTTCTTATTCATCCTTGAGTTTCTTTTTGATTAAAGCGATAGTTTTAACGATCGACGGATACGGTATCTTTGTTTTTCTGTGGACGTCCATCTGATTAAATCCTGATTCAACGTATTGATCCAGAAGTCTGTCCTCATACCAGCACAGCGTCTTCCTTTTACTATCTAGCAAATCAAAGAGAATCTCCTTCTGGTCCTTCGAGTTGTCAATGTGATCCTCTAGGTTTTCGATCTCCTCAATCGACTCGAACTTAGCTCTGAAGTTTCTGAAGAATGGCTGATTCATCCCGGTGCTTCTGATCATGTTTAACATGGCTCTGACCAGGTAAAACTTCAGCGCGTTATTCTCGTGAAGGTTCCAGAATTTCTCATCGCTTAGAGTGCAAAGTGAGATAAACATCTCTTGCCTAAGATCGTCGCGGAGGCTAGCCGGTTGCATCTTGCGAAGCGCCTGGCTTATATCCTTGGAAAGGTAAAGCTCCTCGATTATCTCGTTTCTGCTCTTCACTATAAATCTTCTGGTAGATTAGCGATGTAAGCTTCGACTTCCTTGACGATTCGCTTTGTATTCTCGATTTCGAATTTCAAGTATTCCATTGCTTTCTCTAGGTCCTTAAGGCGATCATCTTTCTTGCCTGCTCTTAAGACATATTTTACGACGTTACCTAGGGAGAACCCAAGCCCAAAAGCCTCGATCACATCGATCGCCTGGAGTCCTCCCTTTCCTTGATAGTGATCAGGCTTGACCACTTGTTCAGCGTTACTATTCATTTTCATTTTGTTTGGTTATGCAAAGCTTAAAAAATCTTTTTTAAAATTCCAAATTTACACCGTAGTTTTTTAGTAATATATTCAGCTGAGTGTTAAGCCCTTCGCTCTTAGTCTCTGTCATTTCAGTCATCTCCATGCCTAAGCGGAAGAACAACAGCATGAGCTTGCCGGCATCCAAGTACTGATCAGTGACCTCTCCAGTCGGATCGCCCTTGTAGATCTCCTGCTCTAGCTTGAGCAGTTCATCCAGTACGCTATTGGATTTCATCTTAAGCGATTGGCGATTAAATATCGAAGGACGAAAGTCTGCCTCGATGTGATCAATCAGCGCGTTGATTAGTCCAGCGTAGATTATGATCGTTTCTTTTTCTTTTAGCTTTTTCATGAGTTAAATAGTTTTAGAAATTCTAGTAAAAAAGGATTGTCTTTCATTGTGTATAATTGACACTCTGTCAAAGTACCTTGAAATAAAACAGATTCTTCTGTTTCGTTTACCACCTGGTAAGTTTCATTTTTTAGATGTATTATTTTCATTTGTTTTTATTTAGATAGTCCTTTATTCTTTTGGTCCTCAGGAACGCTGCTCTTCGCTCCGCCCCGTGGTTGTTTAAAATTCTCAATAGATTGATTCTAAGCGAATGATTTACGTCACTGATACGAACACCAGGCAATAGGATAGATCGTGTCTCTCGTGTCAATTCTGACTCGATCCAAGCGATGCACTGCTTATAATTGTCCGGCAGATTTTTATTAGTGTCCAAATTTTTGCTCATAGTATTCTTCGGCGTTATCGTGAGCAAGTATCTGATAGTCTAAGTATCCATAATTATAAGCATCAATTATCTGCTCCTTTTCCATTTGTTTGGCTTTTTCAATCATAAAATGTATGCCTCCAATTTCGTGTGGAAAATATTCTCCTATTTCTTCAATTAGCCATTGTACTGCTGTTTGTTTATTTTTCATTTTATTTTTCATTTATTTTTTTTATCTCAAACTCAATTCTAGGATCCATCTTATCGATGTGCTTTCTCATGACCAGCACAGAGCACAGTCGATCGTTTTGAATCATGCCACAATTCTGGAGGCAGTCCAGGATTACCTTTGCCGAATTGTCCAGGTCAGATCGATTAGACTGGAAGTATACATCAATCCAGATTTCAAATGGAACGCTAATCGTTTCGCCTTTGTGCTTTCTAATCTGCCACTCAAAGCTCACTTCGTAGCTCTTAAGATCGACAGTCTTATAAAGGCGATT